GGCACAGAGGCGACGCCGGAGAGCACCCCGCCACCGAGGTAGGTCCCGGACGATACGAGCGTCCAGAGCGAAAAGAACCCGACCCCGGAGACTTCGGCGGGCATGCCCGTAAAGTTCTGCGCGTCGGTCGTCGCCTCGACGCCACCGGACGCCGCGCCGAACACAGTCGCCTGGCGCGCATAGCTACCGCCGGTGACCTCGCCCGTCCCGGATGTCCCCGGGTCGGACGTGTTCAGCCCGAGGTAGTACGTCGTCGACGGGACGAAGATCGCCGATATCGCCGTGTTCTCCTGCGCTGCTGGCAGTCGAGCCATTTACTGATCTCCTCGGTCGGAACTGACTAGGCCGCGGCAGCGGCGGGGAGGACTCGCACGTGCAGCACGGCGGAGCCCGCGGTGGCGCCGGCAGCGGTGCCGCCCTTGGCGCCCGTCTCGGAGACGACGAGCGTAAGCGCGGTGCCGTCGGCCGTGACACGCAGCGGCATGCCGGCCTCGTTCAACAGCTGCGCGGCGCCGATCTTGTCGATGCCCGTGTTGTTCGAGACCGCAGCATCGGCGACCGTGAGGTCGACCGCGGCCGAGTTCAGGACCTTAAACAGACCCTGAGTCGAGGAAAACGTGCCGACATCGGCGAGCGGGGTCGTGCCGTTGAATGCCGCGGTCACCGCGAACCATGCACCGACGATCCGGTCTCCCTCGTTGAGGATGATTCCGGTCGGGATGCCGGCCGCGAGAGCTGCGGAGCCCTTGGCGAAGGTGAACGGGAACGAGGCGATGTACTCGCCGCCGAGAGGTGACTGCGGGACCGCGACGATCTCCCAGTAGGTGCCATTGGGCGGCGGGGTCTGCACCGGCACCGCGAGGATCGCCTGATAGACGATTCCGCCGAGGATGACCTGTTGGCCAACGCCGTAAATGATCGAGCTGTCGTACTGGGACTGGGATGTCATTGCAGCGCCTCCTGGCGAACTGGACGAGCTGGGCTAGGCGACGTTCGGCGTGTAGTCGCCGGCCGCGATGACTGCGTGCGTTGCGTCGGCCCGCAGCCAGAAATCTGGGGGGACGAAGAGGCGATGGGTGAGCGTGGTTACGAGCGAGTTCTCCGCGAGCGAGACCTCTGTCGGTCCTGCGGAACCTTCGCTTGATGCCGCGATCCCCACCTGCAGCACAGCCGCCGCGCCCGATGTGGCCGTGTAGGTGACCGGCATGCGGACGAACACGCCGTAAGGGTTCGTGTTGTGCCACGGCGTGCCGGAAACGATGGTGAGCGATTGCGCGGTGTAGTCGACCGGGTCGACGGTCGGCTCGGCGGGGTCCTCGTTCACCGTGAAGCTGTACGGGCCGTGGGAGTGGCCACCGGCGTCAACGACCGAGTAGGTGTAGCCCGACGCCGGGTCAAGGAAATACGGACCCCAGTTGCCATTGTCGTCGGTCGTGAGATCCGGGTCCGGGTCGGTGTCCGACTTGTCCGCGTCCGTGTAGAACGTCGGCGCGTCGGAGTTTGCGTCGAGGATTGTCACGACGGCACTCGCGGCGGGGATCAGGTTCCCGTCAGGGTCAGCGAAGACGAGCGCGCCCGGGGCGAAGATCCCGGCAAAGACGAAGTCAGCCATTCAGTTGCGCTCCTTACGGTGCCGGCGTCGCGAGATAGCCGGGGGCGAGTGGGGTCGGAAGTGCGGTCGAGGCGATCCACTCCCAACAGCGGGTCGAGTCGAGCGCGGCACCCTCGGCGAGCTCGGTTGCCGTCCAGTCGGAGAACGGCCCGATGCCGAAGTTCGGCTGTTCGAAGCCCCAGCCGTCGAGGATGAAGTCGTTCGGCGCGTTCTCGTAGGTGAAGTCGCCGCGGTGCCAGCCGCGGGTGAACGGGAACAGCCAGCGATACCACTGGTAGGCACCCGTCTGCACGACCCCATCGGGCGCCTTGCTCCAGACTTCGAGCGAGACCGGGTTCGAGTTGACGTTCGATGCCAGCTTCGGCGCCTCGTAACCGATGATGTTCGTCGAGTCGATGAGCAGCGCGCCGTTCTCCATCAGCTCCATGAGGCACGCGTCCGGGTACTGCACCGTCACGGTGAGCTCGACCCACTTCGGCTTGTCGTCGTCGCGGTAGTCGATGAAGATCCCGCCGTCGGCCGAGCGCTGCACGAACTCGTTCGCCGTCTCGATGGCGAGCTTCGCGTCGACCTTCGTGAACGCGTAGTTCTGGTATGCCCCGGTCGCTGAGGACATGACCGGCGTGCCGTCGGTGCCGAGTCGGCAGACGCGGATCGCGTCCGCCTGAATCGAGGGGTAATTGATGACGTCATGCGTCGCGAGCGTCACGGTTGCTCCTTACGGGGTCGTCGTGTCGACGAATACGGCAGCGCGGAGCGCGCCGTTCGAGTAGATCGCCCACGGCCGGGTTGCCCGCCAAGGCACGGAATTAAAGGTCGAGATTGCCGGCGCCATGTGCTCCAGCGTGTCGGGCTCCCGGATGATCGGCCCACGGAGGAGCTGGACCATGTCGGTCGCGTAGGCCCATTGCGAGGTCTGCCATTGCGGATTGAGGATCGCGGCGGCGTCTCGCGGCGCAGAGCCGTCGTAGCCGTAGCCCGGCACTACGAGGTTGCCGTTCGGCGTCCAGATGTGCGCCGAGGTCATCGGCGTCGCGCCGTCGTAGCGGAACGGAACGCCACCGCGCATCGCCCAGGCATTGAACACGTAGGGCGTGCAGTGAATGATACCCATGCCCGCGTCGTGCGAGGCGATCGCCTGCTCCAACAGCCCGAGCGAGTTCAGCAGCCCGGTCGCGGTGTAGGGATCGCCGCCCTGCTCGATCATCGGATAGAACGGGTTTACGCCGTTCAGGTGGGCGTTGTCCGGGTTCAGCGTTCCGGTCCACCACTCGTTTTCGACTCGCCATGCTTCGTGAGCCATCAGGCCGCGAACGACCCGCTCCATGGCGTCCGAGCCGCGGATACCAGCCGTCGACCGCTCGTCGAGCTCGATCACCTCGAACGCCGAGACCACCGATGGTCCGAGACAGTTCCGACCAGACGGCATCGGGACGTCGGAGCACCAGGCGTAGCCATCGGCCGGACCGATCTCCTCGGGCAGGAACTGGAAACCCTGCACCCAGCGCTGCACCGAGGGGCCCGGCAGCTGTGACGGTGGCATGTCATCCGGTGGCAAGTTGTTCGCCACCGGCGCCGTGTCGAACACGGGGACTGCGGATACGAGCGAGAGCGGCGCTGGTCGCAGCGTGGGCGCGCCGACGACATCGGGAGGACCGGGGAAAACCGGTTGATCCTCCCAGCCTGTGCCGAGGACCTGCTCGATCGTGGTCAAGGTGACTTACCGGCTTAGGCGCAGGCCTGCATGCCGATGACGTAGGCCTCCGCGAGACCACCGTCGGGACATGTGGTGAGCGTCATGGCGAGCGCCTCGGGACCGATGAACACGACGTTCTCGAAGGACTCGCCGAAGTTCCGGAACTTGTTGAGCGCCGTAAGTGTCGAGTCCCGGATGATGCCGAGGTCGAGGATGCCCGCATCGAGGTGCAAGAAGTTGCCCTCGAAGAACATGAACACTTCGATCGTCGCCGGGTAGCTCGGCAGTGCGGAGCCACTCACCGCGGCCTCGAACAGCTGGCCGGAACCGGTCGGCGTGTCGATGTACCACGAGGCGACGATGCCGTACTCGGCGAGCTGGCTGTCGATCAGCGCATCGGCGTAGGAGAAAAAGTCCATCGAGCCGGCGAACGTGTTCGTCATGTCGGCGCGCATCGCGTCCCGCACCCATGCTGGGAGCAGCACTCGAACCGTGAGCTTCGGGTCCGTGCGGTTGTGGTTCCGCAGGTACGCCGCGGCCTGCCCGAGCTGCGCGAGCACTTGACGAGCGGTGCCGAACGTCTTTGCGAGCGTGACCGGCGTCGACGCGTTCTTGATGCCGTCGAGGAGCACCTGCTCCGCAGCCTGCGCCCACCCAGCAGCCGCAAGGCGGATGAACGCCTCGACCTGCTCGGGGAAGGTGCGCGAGGTCACGTTGGCGAACTGCAGGCAGCGCCAGATGATCTCGATGTCGACCTCGGCGATGTCGTTGCAGGGCACGTCCAGGCACAACTTCGTGCCGCCCGCCGCGTCTTCCGCTACCGACTCGACGCCGATCGCGTCCCCGAGGAAGTACGGGTTCGGGTCCGGTGACGAGGCCTGCAGCGAGGAGAGTGTCGGCGGTGGTATGTACCGAACACCTCCGCGGTCTGCTGCGAAGGTCGGCAGCGCCTCGGCGACCGGGCGCATGTCGTTCGCGATGACGATCTGCGTGTAGAGCGGCGCAACCGGTGCGCACAGCCCACCGGACGCCATGACGACGTCAGGAGAGGTGATGTGCTCGACCTGACGGACGAGGTCGTGCGAGCCGGCCTTGATGATCCGGTCCTCGGGGTACTGCGCCGTCACCCGCGCAATGCCGACCTTCTCGCCGTGCACGACGTTCGACTGTCCGAGCGAGCCCCAGCGGCTGGCGAAGGCGTCGCGCAGCTGGTCCATTGAGTCGAGCTGGGATCCGGTCGGCAGCCCCGGGATGTCGGCTGCGGCGGTGATGACCGACGTCGGCGCGTCTCCGGTCTGCATCGCCGGCGAAATCACGACCGGCTCGGCGGAGCGCGGGCGGAAGGAGATGAGCCCGCGACCTGGGATCTCCATTGGCTCGCCGCCCTCGGGCGCGCCCGATGCGCGGATCGCGGCATTCGCCTCGACAAGGCCAGCAGCGATCCCGCGACCGAGCGCCTCGGAATCGATCGTCAGTCCCGAAGCTGCGATGTCCAGCTCGCCAATGACCGGAGTGACATGAACGATTACCTCGCCGCCCTCGGTCCCATCACCAGTTCCCTCGGGGACAGCCGCGGCGGGGATCGCTGCGAGTTCGGCGTCGAGCGCTGCGAGGTCGGCTGCGTAGTCGGGCGACGTCCGGCCGGCGAGTTCGGTGCGCACGCTGCGGATGTTGCCGACGACTGTCGTCAGCTCTTCAATCAGCACGGGCGTCTGCGTTTCGGCGCGACGCTCCGCGAAGTAGTTCGTTAGCTCACCTTCGAGCGCGGTGAGGTCCTCGACCGACAACTCGGTGAGGGTCGCCGGCATCGCGGGGAGTTCGGTGAACGAGTAGCGGCGAGGAATCAGCCGGAAGTTTCGGGAGCTGCGCATCTGGGAGTGGCCTCCGAGCGTGGTGGTCGTGTCGGGAATCAACGCCACCAGCGAGGCTGGTCGGATGCTGCCGTGTTGAGCGAGGCTCGAACGGGGCGAACGGTAGCCGAGTTAACGATGGAGCGTCAACGACCCTCGCTTGGCTCCCATCGCTCACTCGGCTCGATCTGCATTTCGCTCTCCATGCGAGCGATGTGATCTTGACGCCAACGGATCTTCGCGGCGCGCCGCGCTCGGCGCTCGGCTGGGCGCGTGCGGAGGTAGATGTCGGCCGCGTTGTTGTGGACAAACAGCCCGAAGTAGATACCCAGCGAGGCAAGTGCTCCGTAGACGCCTACGAGGTCGAGGATCTGCCGCATTCAGGCGGCGCGGCGCGTGCGCTTCCGGTCCGTGCGCGCTGCGCGGGTTCGCTGTCGATCGGCCTTCGTCCGGCGCTTGCTCGGATCCATGCGATTCACGCTGAGGACCATCCGGTTCCGCGAATCGGTCGCGGGACGACCTACGCCCCAGCCCCAGCCCTGCCAGCCGCCCATCAGTCGAGATTGAGCGACGCTTCGAGCCGCTCGGCTGCCATCTCGGAGATGCCGGCAGCGTTGATGGTCGCTTCGAGGGCGAAGATGCGCCGCGAGAGTGCCGCGAAGGCGTCGCGCATCGGGTCGTGGACAACGCGCCCGGCCGCGACGAGCGAGACCATCTCCAGCTCGTCCGAGCCCTCGATCACGGAATAGTGCTGGCGGCAGTTGCCGTCGAACTCCATCGCGCCAGACGCAGCGATCGCCCGCGGCACCGGGAATCCCGGAACAGGGACCTGCACCGAGGCGACGAGTTCGAGATGGCCGGAGATCTTGCGCCAGTCACCCGATGGCGCGAGCGCACGGAACTCGCGAATCTGCTCGGGCGTGAGGTTCGGCCGCAGCGCGCCCGCGACCCAGATCCCGTAAGCGTCGTCGCCGACCATGACGTCGGCCGCCTGCGTCGCGCCGGGACCTCCGTCGTAGTGCGCACGGGCACTGGCCCAGTGCGACGCCTGCTCCGCGTGCCCGCAGCCCATCGTGAGCGTGCCGCAGGGCGTCGCGGTGCCGTCTTCGAGCTCGACCTCGCCGGTCAAGAAATACCGATAGCCGGAGTGGTTGTGCGGCGCGTAGATCTGTCGGCCGCCGTAGCCGGTGTGCGGCGTGCGCCAATCGGCGAGGTGACCGTATATGCGGCCCTCGTCGGTGACCTGCAGCGGCGTCGGGCCCGAGAGGTCCGGCTGGCGGAACCACGCGGCTGGCGGGTGAACCGGTGGCGTCACGGAGGCGACGAGCATCGGCTGCGTGACCGCCTCAGGCTCAATGGCGCCGAGCGGGGCGACGATCGGCAGCGGCACGGACGCGGGCGCGATCACACACTGCGGGAAAGCGGGCGTCGAGACGACCGTCGCGCCAGCGACACGGTAGGACGTGAGCACCTCGTACCACTCATCATCGCCGTCCATGAACGCTTCCCAGAGATCCTCGATCACTTCGCCCGAGCGCGCCGAGACGACGTCGACCTCGATGGGCTCGATGTTGGAGCTCACCCAGCGCGTCCCACCCTGCAGCGCGACCTGACGTGCGCACTCGGCGCCGGCGGTGAGTCCTTCGTCGCCCACGGTGACGCCGACGCCATCGCCGTTCACGCCACCGAGATCCCAAAGCCCCGTCGCATAGAGGAGCGTGTAGCCGTCCTGTTCCTGACGCTCGATCGTGTTGATTTGACCCACGACAACAGCGCCGTGGTGGCCCGGGCCCGTCTTCTCCTGCCATTCGAGCGGCTGCGGGAGATCGCGCCAGATGCCTCCGCCGACTTCACTGGCGCGACCATCGGTCGTGCGCAACCCCTCGACGAACAGGTACGCGTGAAAGGCGCGCTCCAGCGTCGAGGGATCGAGCGCTGCCGTCAGGTCGTCGAGCGTCGGCGGATCGGCGAGGTCGACATCCGGATCGGTCTGCAGGTCGGTGAACTCGTACCGCCGGCCGATCAATGGGAAACGGTCGGCGCGGTTTGCGCTGTTCATCGCCTGCTCCTCGCTTGCCTCGCCGCTTGCCGGCGTTCGGCTCGATTGGGTAGCCGGAAGTCCGACCGCACGGGCAGAGTATGGCCGCGCTCGACTAGGGATGTCACGGCTTGGTTGACGCGGGACTCAGCGTCCTCGATCGAGATCCCCTGCGCGTCAGCGAGCTGCAGCGTCGTCACGGCGAGCGCTGCTGCGAGCGAATCATCCTCCGCGCCGGAGCTATCGCCGGTCGCGGCGCCCTCCTGCAGCGGTTCGAAGACGAGCCAGCAGCGGCAATTGGCGACCTCGGCATCGGAACCGTTCGGATCGCCCGGGTACATCAGCGAATCGCCACCGACGTCGAACGCCTGGTCGGCTGGCAGCGTCGTGCCATCGACGTCGTCATGATCGGGACGCACGCGGTCGTCGCCCATCGTCGTCCACGTCTTTTGCATCGGGTTCTCGTCGTGAATCGTCAGTGCAGCCTGTGTGGCCAGCGCGTTCGAAAAGAAGTTCGCCGAGCGCGCCACCAGCGACGCATTGACGTCGGCGAGGTTGAACAGGGTATTCATGGATGCCGCGAGGCGTGATGAGTCGTCGGCGGTCGAGATGACCAGCGAGACGCGTGGCGCCAACCGTTCGCCGACCGCGCTCGCCTGCTGCACGATTCCGTCGGTGGCCTCGTCGACGGCTTGCGCCACGGTCAGGCCGGAGGATCCGATGGTTCGCCCGAGAAGATGGACGCCAGCTCCGATACCAGCAGCCTTCGCAACGTCTCCAACGATCTCGGAGAGTACGGAATGGACAGCGGGATGGACTTTGTCTTGGACGGTCTCATGCCAGGTGGCCAGGTCGAACGGATCAGGCGGCGCTGTTCCCGGCGATGCTCCCGAGCTGTTGACCTTTCGTTGATGAACGGCGAGCGCAGCCGAGATGGCAGCAGCGATCTTGTGCTCATAACGGGCGACCTTCCAGGCCGCGACGGCGCGACGGCCCTCGTGGCTAGTAGCCATCAACGCGCTTTCGCTGGGGCAGCCCAGGGTGACGGCGCGAGGAACGGCACTCCGCTTTTGACGATCGGGCGTTCGGGCTTCGCTGGGTGCTTTCGCTCGTTCTCGATGCGCTTGCGTGCCGCACGCATTTGTTTCTTGCCGCGGTGGCCCT